TACTCCTTCTTCCAGAGTGCTTCTAGAGCATCATCATCCTTAAGGAGTGGTTTAGGAGCAGCAAACTCAGAACTATCATAGTTCCAGAAACCTGCTACCTTCTTAATCTTAACCTTAAAGTCTGCTCCTGCCCAGAAATCAAATGGGTTGAGAGGTGTCTCATCCTCGAATTCTGGTTGCATAGCACCCATGATCTTATCAAAGATCTTCTTACCAAACTTGTACAAGAATACCTGACCTTCATTAGAAGGATTAGCAGGATCCTTTACAACATAGATGTTAGCAAAGTAAGAAAGCTTACGCTTTTGGTTACGAGCAATCTGCTTATCAGACTCTACTCCACTGTTCCAAAGAGTAGTATTGTGCTCTGAGCAAGGATCCTTAGCATTCACTGTAGTCAGTGAATTCTCAATATACCATCCACCTGGTCCTTGAAAGGCGTGAGAGTATAGTTTTACCCAAGGGAGATCTTCTCCATCGGGTGCTGGTAAAAATCTTATTACGGCGTATCCGTTACCTGCTTTATCGACTTCAGGTTTCCAGAGACGGTCATCTCCTTTATTTGCTGAATTGGTTTTTTCAACCTCTTTAACAAGTTTGGCAGTAAGACTACCAAGAGATGATTGCTTTTTAAGCGATGCGAAAGACATAGATTTGGCCTGTGTTTAGTTAGATTTGGCTTTTTGTACGACTCTATTATAGGGCGGTCATGCTCCCATGTCAATACCCTTACGGACTCTTTCTAAAGTGGTCTTCATGTTAGCAAACAGAAGATTACAATCAACATCCTTAGGGAACCCCATTACTATAGCAGATTTCCGAACATTGTCAGCCATCTCCTTAGCACGAGGATCATCAGATAGTTTCATACGAGTATAAAGGATCTGCTGTTTTTCAAGCAATTCCATCAAAGAATCTAAATGATCGACTTGTTCATCTAAAGGAAGATTAGGAAAATCGAATACCTTACTATAGATATCCTCTTGCATTTCATTGATAGTCTCCATCTCCTCTCGGACAATATCTGACTCAAAGAAATCCGTCATAACCCCTCTCTGAACATTACTATTTATCTGTATTATACCATAGTTGCGACTAAAATCACCCTTCGGTTATCCGCAGGAGTCTTCATATAATGCTCACCAGTAAATAGGATAATATCATCCTCTTTAGGATCATACTCTTCACCTTCTACAAAAGTAGATCCACCAGCATCAGTAAAATACATCAATAAATTTCCATGATTAAATTGATGATCCACATGAGGTAAAGAAGACACAACTTCATTCTCTGGATGAACAGCATTAACAGATATTCTAATAAAACTATTCATTACTACATCATTATACTTAAGGATCTCCATTAACATTTTAACTACACCCTCAGTCTCTTGAGGATTATCAATTTTAGGATATCCTTCAGTCTCTGGTCTTTTTATAAAAGCATGAGTATAAAAGGGCAAATCAACAGTAGAATTTGTCGTTTTTACATTATAATTCCAAGTAAAATCAGGTCCAGTAACCCAATTTTTAAATCCCAGATAATCTTTAGTTTTTGGATTTTTTAAAACTTTTATCATAGAAATTTAATATTAAAACTTGCACTAATCCTTTCATGATCAGTTTCATTAGGTGATGTATTATGAAGAAGCACAGAAGGCCACAATGCTAACAAACCTTTCTCTAAAGGAAGAGATTGAGTAAAATCTGTTATTCTAGAAATTATATAGTTACCTGCAAATAATCTATAAGGACTTGAAAAAAATAAGTTTCCATCTTTGCCATTTGTCTGTAAATAATAAACTCCAGATATATCATAATTTCCATGATCATGCATATGGATATACTTACCTTTTGTTGTTCTTGTCAACCATGAATTATGAACTACATAGTCTAATTTCTCTTTAGATCCTATTTGCTCCAAATAGGTCATAATATTGATATGCAAAAAATCTAAGAACTGAGTACAATCTTTAAGTTGATGATCAGCAAAGAAAGCATTATCTTTTTCTAAACTTAACTCATTAGTGTCATCAGTCCATTGAGGATTTTGAGCAAACTTTACTTTATCATATACACTGAAAAGTTCTTTGTCTATAGCTTCATGTTGTGATCCATTTACCTTATCAATATAGATTGGCATTGGAAACCATGATAAAGTAGGCATTTTTATAAAGGCAATTTAGCTCTAGTGGTCTTCTTCATAAAGTTTAATTGTTGTGCATCACACTTCAATTTCTCTTTAAGAGGTTTTGATATAAGTTTAGTAATAGAATCAATCTCAATGCTATTCTCTTCACAAAAAAGAACAATAGCATCTATGTAATTAATTTTTTCCTTTATGACAAGTTTCTCAATCTCTTGAGAAAACTTAGCAGCATTCATAAATTTCTTACTCAATGCTGCTGTGAATTCATTTTCCATGTAATTGAAGTTGGTGAGTTAAAAAGTTTTCAATGTAAGTAACGAGTAATCTCATATATTTCAACTTATCTCGTTCTTCATAAACAACACATTCACCGTCTTCACATGCCATTATAATGACTAGTTTTTTGACAGCAATACCTGTTAGTTCATAATACATACACGCATATGCTGCTGCTTGAACAAAGTAACCATCAATCCACTCTCGTGGTTTTGGTGCTTTAGAAGTCTTAAAGTCAATGACTGATAATTCTCCCTCATACTCTGCTATACAGTCTACCGTACCAGCAACACCCAACTCTTTACTATAAAGAGATCCTTCTAAAGAGTGGATGTTATCAATCTTCTTAAGAGTAGGTTTAGCAATCTTAAATAACATATCTCCCATAGGTGCAACCTTAGGAAGATCTTCATTTAAAAGATAGTGTTCTGTCATGGTATGCATGTCAGTTCCACGAGCAGTTGCTTTACGAGTAATCTCGTTAGCTTTCTCCTCACCAACCTTTTTTCTCCACTTAGCAAACTTTTCTCTACTCCAGTGAGAAGTCACTGAAGTGATTGATACTAATTTTAAAAATTCATCCTCATTGGGAACTTTATAAAATCTAACACCATCAATAGTTTCTCTCTCTAATCGAGGGAGATTCGCTGGTACATGATTAAACATTACATAGACATTGCGTGTTTGGTAGTTAGATACTCTTTACACAATCCAGAACGAACTATATCTTCAAGACCGAATTCGATACATGAAAATGATTCCATCTGTTGCAAGATTCTCATAAAGTCAATGATACCATTTCTCTCTTTATCTCTGGTAAGGTCACTTTGAGTAGCATCACCACAGAACATGATTTTGGTATCTTCTCCAACTCTTGTTATTATACTATCTAATTCGTGAAAGTTCAAGTTTTGGCATTCATCAACGATAACAATAGCACTATCAAGTGTGGTTCCTCGTATAAACGAAGTACTCCAGAAGGAAATGGTCTCCTGCATCTTGAGGTTTCCATACAACATCTCAAAATCTGCATCAGTATTCATCTCGAACATGTATTTCACCATGTTCTTATAAGGAATCTGATATAATGCAGATTTATCTTCATGATCACCAGGTAGGAAACCAATCTCACGAGTACTTACAAGAGATCTAACCATGTAGATCTTCTGATAGGGTGTCGTATGATCTAATACCTCTTTAAGAGCGTTGTAGAGTGCTATAAAGGTCTTTCCTGTACCAGCACATCCATATGCAAATAGATGTTTACCTGCCTGATAATCTGTAAAGAATTTTTTCTGATTCTCTGTTAACGGTTGAATGTCATTTAAGAAATCACTACTAATAGGTTTCTTTCTCTTCATTTGCTTGGCAGTTAATCCAATACCAGTAACAGCATTAGCAGTTTTTCTTTTGCGTGGCATATTAGTCGAGAGTAAGTTTTTGGCGATTTCTACCTGTTTTTTCTGCTTTACGAAGCACTTCGTTCCATCCAGGTTTAGTTTTTCTAAGTTTATCCTTCCACTCACCAACTTCACCTACACCAGGCATTGTTGATGGGTCAGACCAGTCTCTCTGCCAGTCAGGATTATCTTCGCACCACTTAGACCACTCTGTGATGCTCATTGCAACTTCTTTTTGTTCGCCAGTCTCTTTGTTAACAACAGGATAGGTAGCCATAAAACTTTACAAGGTAGTGTTATTTAGAGGGTGACTAATTCACCATCACTCTTAGGTGTATTATGTAAAAGTATATCAAAAGCAATAGTAATTCTAGGAGTATCTGATTCATGTACAGTGGTACTATGAGGAACCCATGTAGGGAACAATGTCATAACATTAGGGATATTCTTAAATGGATATGTCTGCTGATGATATGGGTGATGGTATACAGTCTCTGTATTATCACACTGAACAGTAAAATGTCCACTAAGATAAGAATGTGGGAAACTTGAATGAGAATGCTCTTTGATCTGCTGACCTTTACGCATCACATTTGCCCAACATCTAACCTTAAGTTCACCACCTTCTTTAAAGAAAGGACTATCATAATATTTCTGACCAACACCAATATCACCTGCTTCAGGAGACGCTACGGTATTCTGAACATAAAGATCATGAAAATCTTTAATCTCTTTATGAAGTTCTTTACATGCAGGACTATCCCAATCTAACACATTAAAGTAGTTAAATCTGGCAGTTAAACTATCTGCTCCTAATCCAGTATCTCCATCATCATAATGATCCCAATCATCTGGATACTTTTCTTTAATCTCTTCTTCCTTAGATAAGATAAGTTTAGCAAGTTCCTCTACATCAACTTTAGTTTCTTTTTCTGCAATAACATAATCCCACTGAGGGGCAAAAGGTGACTGTGGAGGGTCACTACTGAAATGAATTACTTGTGCCATCCTAATGCCTCCGAAACTGTAGGTAGTTGTTCTTTAAAAATTTCTCTACACTGCTCTGCAATAATCTTATGCTCTTTCTGAGTACCATGAGCAGATCTAAGATCAATATAATGTATCCAAGACCTTACACTACCACTCATATAGAGTCTGGTAGGTACAGCAAGTGGTAATACAAATCTGGCACATTCTTTAGCAACACCCATATCTATCATATAACGATAGAGATCCTGAGCATCATGGAAATGTTGAGCAATTTCTTTCTCTAACATTTTTACCTTATCTGGATCAAGATCATCTGTAGAATTCTGACGATTCTTCAAATCCTGCCTTCTTAATTCTGGTAAAGGTATTAAACTACCTTTTGTCATTAAAGAAGTATCAGCATAACGCTGAGAAAATTCTTGAAAAGTGAAAGACCTATGACGCAATATCTGAGCAGCAAGACCTCTAGTAGTCTCGATCTCCAATGTCATAAATGCTTGTTCAAATATAGACCAGTGCTGGTGCTTAATACAATAAGCAAGCAATTTGGCATAATCTGGATTATCCTGATTGTTGGGATTAGAGACCCTAGCGATATACGCTATTTGCTCCTCAGGATTTGGTGTTATC